GTGGACTACTTGACGGTAGGGCGTAGGGGCCGCACTATGGGGCCATGAGGGACGTTTCCCGGATAGCAGCTCGGAAGATAACAGCGCGCCAGCAAAGCTTTGCAGACGCCATCCTCGGCGGCGAGACCATAGCGGGAGCGTACCGCGTGGCGTACACGCATGAGGGCATGTCTCCCAAGGCCGTCAGGACCGAAGCTAGCAGGGTGAACGCGAACCCTATCGTGTCCCGGGCGATTGAATCCGGGAGGGCTGCACAGGAGAGGGAGAAGCGGAGAAACGGGGCCAACAGGGCCCGTGGGATTATTTCACGCCTTGACGCTTTGGCCGATGACACCGACCAGCCCGGATCGGTTCGGGTTCAAGCCTTGAAAGTTTTAGCCCAAGAAGCCGGGCTTCTCACCACCACCAGCAAACTGGAAGTAACCACCAAGAACCCCGAGTCCGAGTCAGAAACCCTCGCCGAGCTTGAGAACACGCTGCGCGAGGCTTTCGAGGAAACCGGCTAGCCGAGGGGGGCACCCCCCCTTTACAGGTCATTCGGTCGCTTTCCTATACACACTATTTTGCTCCCTATACCCCCACCCACAGAACCTATACCCCCCGGGGGGTGGTATATCCTAGACTTTTGTGCCCACCCGAAAATAATATTTTTTATAGATACAATGTATCTTCGCCAAGCGTATCCTCGCCAATAGATCGCGAGCGATAGCGAGCGATCTCCCCCAAGCTCGCTTTATTCCAGGCTCTGGTGTCCTGTCCCATGTAAACCCAGGGACGTACTGCAAGCTTCGCTTGCTCGTGTGGGAAAATTTATCTTCCCCCTGGGAAGCCCGGGGGGAACTTAGAAAAAACTCTCCAAGTACCTGTTTTATATATGAAAATTTTTCAAAAAAAAATTTGACAATCCTGTCAAATACGGTATTTGTTATAAGTCATAGGATTCTTAGAGCGAAGCGATGTCCAAGGACATTACTGGGACGTAAAGCGTATCCTCGCCGTTACTTCCACTGGACGAAACCGATCCACCCACTTCCAAGTTTTTTCGCTTCGCGAAATATTTGGAGAAGAGGAAGATATTGGCGGCTCGGTGCATCCTCGCCGTCCCGGGTTAGTGCATCTTATCCGGGACAAGCGCGGATTGGTTGTTAAGTCGCTATGTAGTTACAAGCGATGTAACGCGCTTACATAGGAGGGGGTACTTGGAACCCAGTGGCCAGAGTATTGCCCAGTATATTGATAGACTTGATGAGTTAGACGATGAGACCCGGGAAAGGGTTAAGGGTCTAACCAGACACTTGGGTGAACTAAAGAACCGTAGGAAGTCAGAAGAAGACTTCATCCACTTTGTGAAGCAGGTGTGGCCGGCGTTTATTGAGGGCAGTCATCATCGCGTGATGGCAGATGCTTTCAAGAAGATGGCTACCGGTCAGTCCAAGAGACTGATTGTGAATATGCCCCCCAGGCATACGAAATCAGAGTTTGCGAGTTACCTCCTCCCGGCTTGGTTCTTGGGGCAATATCCGGGCAAGAAGGTGATTCAGACCGCACATACGGCAGAGCTTGCAGTTGGCTTCGGTCGGAAAGTGCGGAATCTAGTAGGCAGTGCCGGGTACCAAGGGATCTTCCCGGGCTTGGGTCTCCAGCAAGACTCAAAAGCCGCGGGCCGTTGGAACACCAGTTCGGGTGGCGAATACTTCGCTATTGGCGTGGGTGGGGCCGTCACGGGCAAAGGTGCTGACCTACTAATTATTGATGACCCTCACTCCGAGCAAGAGGGTCAGAGTACGGATCCATCGGTATTTGATCGGGTCCACGAGTGGTACACGTCAGGTCCCAGGCAGCGTCTCCAGCCGGGTGGGTCCATCATCATCGTGATGACCCGCTGGCATAAGAGAGATTTGACTGGGGCAATCTTGAAGTCCTCGATCCAGAGGAGTGGAATGGATGAGTGGGAAGTGATTGAGCTTCCTGCCATCATGCCTTCGGGCAATCCTCTCTGGCCTGGGTTCTGGTCCCTTGAGGAACTAGAGAGGCTAAAAGCAGAGCTTCCGGTTTCCAAGTGGTCTGCCCAGTACCAGCAGGATCCCACTTCGGAAGAAGGGGCCATCATCAAGAGGGAGTGGTGGTCGGTTTGGGAGGAAGAGAAGCCCCCGGATTGTGAGTTCATTATCCAGTCCTGGGACACGGCCTTTCTGAAATCCCAGCGAGCAGACTATTCGGCTTGTACGACCTGGGGTGTTTTCTACAGCGAAGGGGATGACGGCAAGAAGGCTGCCAATATAATCCTCTTACATGCCGTAAAAGAACGGCTAGAATTCCCAGAGCTTAAAAAGAAAGCCTTCAGTAACTGGAAGAGATGGAAGCCGGATGCGTTTATCGTTGAAGGCAAAGCAGCGGGGATGCCCCTGATATTTGAGTTGAGGGCAATGGGTATCCCAGTAGAGGAATACACTCCCAGCAGGGGTAACGATAAGATTGCCAGAGTGAATGCGGTAAGTGATCTATTTGCTTCCGGCACAGTCTGGCGACCCCAGAGAAGGTTCGCAGAGGAAGTGGTGGAGGAGTTCGCAGCCTTCCCATCCGGCGACCATGACGATCTTGTGGACTCCTCAACGCAAGCCCTTTTAAGATTCAGACGCGGTGGTTTCATCCCGCTCAAATCAGACGAAGAAGAAGAGAAGCTCAGACCGCGTAAAGCGGATTATTACTAGACGGCGTATTAGGAGAGAACAGATGGCTTCAAGAATCAGGCCCAAGAAGATGAGCACCTCTGGTATTTCCATCCAGGATTCCGGCACCCCCGAGCGTAGACCTGATAGTAAGAACTCGACATCGGCTCTCGTATCCGAAATGCAAAACCGGAAGCCCTTGAAGTCCACTTCATGGTCGCTCCCGTTCTATAGGAGTTTGAAGTAATGGGTAAGGGACAAGGTTTCCAGATGCCTCAGGGTAAGGGACAAGGTTTCCAGATGCCTCACGGTGGCCCGTGGGGAGGCAAAAGTGTGACCCAGCCCGCACCGCAGCAGCCACAGGCTAATCCCGTCTTTGAGATGCCTCCCGGTGGTCCGTGGGGAGGTCGTCCCATATCAAGCGTATCCTCGCCGCCTCCTCCGTTCCAGCAGAAGCCCGGATTCTCGCCGTGGTACCAGGAGCAGTTGAACAGGCAGCAGCAGGAAGAAGATGCCTATATGCAGTCTCGGCAGCGACGAAGACAGCATCAGCCCGTGCAGCCCGTGCAGCCCATGGGGATGGTCCAGAGATATGGGCAAATGCTATCAAACGCTGGAACTCAGGGGCCAGTCCAGCAATACGGTCAATTCCTCCGGGATGTGGGAGTCCAAAATCGGACGATGTCTCCCGGCGGAACGATTCCAAGGAATATGCCTCGATTTAATCAGGCCGTTGAAAATGCTGGACTAGCCGGAATCAACCGCAGTGATTGGAGCGATGCACAGCGTCAGGATTTCCGGGCAGCCCGAAGGGCAATTCCCCGAGGGATGGCATACGGTGGTCTGGTGAGTCAGATGAGGAACCGCAATCCGTTACCCGCTAGCCGTTGGTCACTTCCTCACTACAGGAATCTAGTATAGATGGGCAACGCTAACTGGGGAAGCGGATCCTTCCAGCCCCAGCCTTATCAGGGCGGTTTTTTCGGGAACGAGAACAGGCAGCAGTGGCAGCCCCAGGGCCAGTCATGGGGACAGCCGTATGGGCCCGAATACCAGGAGCAGGGATGGCAACCGGCACCCGCACAGCCACAGCAGCAGTTCGGCTATGGGCAGTCCTATGCGGATCGCGTGGGGCAGTACGACCAGAACCAGCAGCAGTTTGATGAATGGCAATCCCAAAACGACCCGCGCCTGAATGTGCTCCACTCCTGGGAACGTGCGAATATGACCGATGAACAAATCGCCGCGCGTAAGGGTCTCAGGGCCGAGAACCGCGCCACTATGAGTCCTTTGCAGCTACAAGCATGGAAGGACCAAAGGCAGGTCCAGAGAGACGAGATGCGGGATTGGGAACATTCATCCGCAGCAGGCTCGATGCTTGAGGGAAATGTCGGAGGGATGAGTCAGGGGGCCATCCAAGGACTTCAGGCACAAAGGCGAGCCCAGGAAGCTGGGCTATCTGAGTTTGACCGGAGAGAGCGCCAACAGACCCGGAATCAGATGCAAACATTTATCGGGATGACGCCGTCCCAGCGTGCCAATTTCAATGACACGCAAAATCTGTTTGACCGCTACGAGGCATTGTTTGGGATATCAAGAGCCGCGGATCCGGCGAGAGTCGCGCAGGGACCGAGCGTGAATGTTCAGGATTACGGAAGGCAAGTCCGGGGCGATCAGTAATGGCCATCGACCGGGCACTCGGCACAAGACCCTTTGAGATAGATGAGTTCGTTGAGGCAATTGAAGCCTCCAAGGGTGCTCCCATGCCTGAGGCTGCTGAGATTGAGATTGAAATCGAGAACCCCGATTCGGTGGGCATTGAGACCGAGGATGGTGGGATCCTCATAGACTTCGATGCCCAAGAGAATCTCCCTGAGAACGCTGATTTCAACGCCAACCTCGCTGACTATCTTGACGATGATGTTCTGGATAGGCTTTCATCCGAACTAGAAGGATCCTACCGGGCTGATCGAGATAGCCGTAAGGACTGGGAAGAAACCTACATCCAAGGGTTGAACCAGCTTGGTCTAAAGATCGAGGACCGCACAGCACCCTGGGAGGGGGCCTGTGGTGTTACACACCCGATCCTCTCCGAGGCAGTTGTACGTTTCCAGAGTCAGGCTATCGGAGAGATATTCCCCGCAGGGGGACCGGTAAGAACAAAGGTTGTAGGCAAGCTCACTCCTGAGAAAGTCAAGCAGGCTTCCAGGGTCGAGAGCTACATGAACTATCTCGTCACCGACGTGATGAAGGAATACCGCACCGAGACGGAGAAGATGCTCTTTAGCCTTCCGCTCGCTGGCTCGGCTTTCCGAAAAGTCTACTGGGATCCGACGATGTGCCGCCCATGTGCCATGTTCGTCCCCTCCGAGGATCTAGTTGTCTCCTATGGGGCCTCTTCGCTTGAGACTTGTGAGCGCATGACGCACGTCATGAAGCAAACTGGCAACGATATACGCAAACTTCAGGTTGCTGGCTTCTATAGAGACGTAGAGTTGGGCACCCCAGAGGTGGATCCCGATAATATCCAGAAGAAATACGACAAACTTACCGGCGAAGAGCCCTCTTATGACTCAGACGGCAGGTTCACTCTCCTGGAAATGCACGTTGACCTCGACCTGGAGAACTTTGAGGACGTTATCGACGGCGAAGAGACGGGAATTGCCCTTCCTTACGTTGTCACCATCGAGTCTGGTAGGCGAGAAGTGCTATCGATTCGGCGAAACTGGTTTGAGGACGACATAAAGCGCCTTCGCAGGCAGCACTTCGTCCATTACGAGTACGTTCCGGGCCTTGGCTTCTACGGGTTCGGCCTAATCCACATGATTGGGGGCCTAGCCAAGTCTGCCACGTCTCTTTTGCGGCAATTGGTTGACGCTGGGACGCTATCGAACCTCCCGGGTGGTCTGAAATCCCGTGGTCTTCGCATCAAGGGCGACGACACACCTATTTCTCCGGGGGAATTCCGGGATGTTGACGTTCCAGGCGGCGCAATCCGCGACAATATTACATTTCTACCTTACAAGGAGCCTTCTGGCGTTCTCTACCAGTTGCTTGGGAATATTGTTGAAGAGGGTCGGCGTTTTGCCTCGCTGACCGACATGAATATTTCTGACATGAATCAGGCAGCCCCTGTCGGAACGACATTGGCCCTGATTGAGCGGTCAATGAAGGTGATGTCGGCGATTGTCGCGCGGTTACACGCCTCGATGCGTCGAGAATTCGAGATACTGGAAGATATTGTCAAAGACAACGGTCCTCACGAGTATCCTTATGCTTTAGACGGCGACGAGATGATGAAATCCGAGGATTTCGATGACCGTATCGATGTCCTCCCCGTTTCGGACCCGAATTCGGCCACGCAAGCCCAAAGAATCATGACTTATCAGGCCGCGCTGCAATTAGCCGGTACCAACCCCGAATTATACGATCTTCCGGCCCTCCACAGGCAGATGCTTGGAGTTCTGGGCATCAAGGACCCGGATTCCCTTATCCCGCCCGAGGATGATGTCCCGATTATGGATCCGGTGACGGAAAATATGAATATTCTCAACGGCGCCCCTGTTAAAGCTCATCAATGGCAGGATCAGGAGGCTCATATCTCCGTACACATGGCTGCTTCCCAGGATCCCCAGATCATGTCAATCCTGGAGCAGAGCCCGAATGCGATGTCGATCCAGGGTGCCTTCATGAGTCATGTAACGGAGCATCTGGCCTTCCAGTACCGCAAGCAGATAGAAGAACAGCTAGGAGTTCCCCTCCCGCCGCCCGAGGAGCCTCTCCCGGAGCAGATCGAGGTGGAACTCAGCAAGCTCGTGGCCGATGCCTCTGCGAAGCTACAGCAGGCGCAGGAAGCGCAGCAGGCCCAGCAGGAGGCGCAGGAAGCTTCTGAAGATCCCATGGTCCAGATGCGCCAACAGGAACTGGCGATGGAACAGCAGGAGATTGATCGCAAGCAGCAAGAAGCTGATGCC